TTGCTCTTGCATCTCAGCTAGCAATTCAGCGCGTAATTTTTCACGATAGGCATTCGGGTCATTGCCAATCTCATCGATTGCTGACTGTTTGCGATGCCAATCTACTAGGGCTTGATAAGGGTGAACTGAAGCCATTATCTGCTGATAAGCCGCGCCCATTGAAGGGTCAGTAGCCATCTTGGATTTCAGCGCATTGAAGGCGTTATCAACTGTTTCCTGACCATGCTTATCAATTGCCTGCAACATCGATATTTCTTCGCGTTGCCGGACTAACTGTTGTTGCAATGGGTTAACCATCTGCTGAAGACGATAATCAATCGCCGTCTCAGGGTTCTCCCAAAAGTCAGGGGCCTGCTGTGGTGGCTCCGGCGGCTTAATCGTTCCGATAAGTTGCTCGAAACGCTGCTGCCAACGTGCGTCACTCTCAGCCAGCTTTTGTTCGACTGCCGCTAAGTTGTCCTTATACTTTCGTCGCTCAGCTTGAAGCGCAGCAACAGGGACACCATTTTTGTCAGTCTTTTCCTCGCTATCAGCAACTTCCGGGGTTTCTTCCGGTTGCGCCTCTAACTCAGTCGATACCTCTTCAACTACTTCATTCGTCTCAACGGGCGCATCTGCGCGACCTTCGAGAATATCCTTTATATCAGCCATAGATTTTCCTTTTACGTGAGGTCACGATAACGCCCTTAATCCGGCGACGATTGCCCTTTAATGAGGTGGCAGGCCTCTACGCCCGTTTCGCGGCGACCGATTTCTGAGCCTTGCGCGCTTGCGCATCAGCTTGAAGCTTGGCGTGGAATTGCTCGCTATTAACTTGCTGGCTCTCACGCTGTGTCTGATATTGGTGATTATGGTCAGCCAATTGCGATAATGATTGATGCTGCCGATTACGGTCAGCCTCTATCGCGTTATTTTGCATAAGCTCACGTTGATGCATCCGCTCGTTATCAAGCTTAACGGGCATCATCGTGGCTTCCATATGCGTCTTTAGCGCCTGCGCATCCTTATGGTCTATTTCAGCGCGGCCCTTCTCCATCTCCATAACGTGGCGGTCATACGCAAATTGCGGGTTTTCCATCGGTGCGGATTGTTCGCCGCCATATGCTATCTGCGCGGCCTGCGCTTGCTTCAACTGAGCCGCTGCCTGTTTGTCTTGCGTTTCTGCCTGCGTCTTGGCGTTAACAAGCTGCTGCTGCATTTGTGCAGCTTGGGCGCCCGGCGTTGCAGCCTCATCCATCTTGGCAAATATCTGTTCCTTATTTCTAAGGTTAGGCATTGCTTCAAGAATAGCGCGGAATGGCAATTCGTTATTAACATCCATTTGTTTGAGTTGAACAAGGTTTTGGAACTGTTCCAACTGGTTGCTAATGCCGTCCGGCGCTTCGTCGATGATTATGTCGCAATCAAGCTGCGCTAAGCTTTGAACAACGCCAGCTATCTTTTGACCAAACTGTGGGTCTTGCTGCGCCATCATCTGAACTTGCATCGGGTCAGTGTTTAACCCAAGCCATTTGATGTTGCGCTCATCGTCAGTAACGCGAACCCATTTCTCCTGCGTCCAGAATTGACGAATGCGGTTCCAGACAGCGCGAAATACGCGCAAGTCCATATCACGCAACGCATCCATCATAGGCGCAATTTCCATCGCCCCGCCCTGTTGGCTGGCAATGATAGCGCGACCGCTTGCCGCTTGGTCGTTAATCCCGTTACCCTGTAACGCAATGTTGCCGGCAATCATGTCAATCTCGTTCTTAGCCTCTTGCAATAGGTTTAAATGGCCTGTTGCAAGGTCTAAGCGCGTTTGTATGTTTATCTTGTCTGTGTAGCCGGGGCTGATGCTGACCCATCCATCCGGTCGCGCCATTTCACGCCGGGCCTTTTCAACATCACGAACAGCGCCTTCCTCTGCAATGACCTGATTTGTATTCAGCAGATGGAGTGATTTAGAGCGGCGCTTGTTAATCTCATCTTGCGGCCCAATCATCTCGCGGACAATGCCGTAGCGCTCATTCTCGCGGCTGACATATGCCGAAGCAAAGATAAGACCACAATCGCTTTCGCCTTCGTCATCCTGAAACGGCGAAGGGCCAGCTTTTAAAATGCCGCCCTTGGTAAATTCAGCAAAAACCCATTCCTCATCCTTTTTCAGCCAAATCTGGCAGATGCGGACGCGGCGGCGTTTCTTATCGCCCCAAATCTTGTAATGCGGGCGGTCTTCGTAAGTATTCGATAGACTGGCGCCTGCAATCGTGGCTTCAAGCTCATCCTTCTTGTCAGGATACTGAGCAATTGCGTCGTCCAAATCGACCCAGCGCACCATTCCCAAATATGCTGCGTCACTAAAATCAGCAGCAGCAGAATGCGGGTCGTAGAACATCCTGTCCCAAGGGACATTGCGGATTTCTACTTCAACTTCGTCGTTTTCAATCTCTACCGTGACTTCGATGCCACACATACCCTCAATAATGAGGTTTTCCCAAGCGCGTGAACGCTTGTGGTTATATCGGCATTCGTCAGCGATATAGCGTAACGCTTGCTCTGCGCCATCTGCGTCAAACTCATGCGCAGGCGTTCTAGGTAATACTCGCGGCTTTACGCGCTGATTTTGCTCATAGCCTTTGAGAAAATCAATCTTGCGCTTAATGCGGTTGATGATAATCGGCGGCTGACGGCGTTTGCGATAGGCCGCAAGCTCTTCAGCTGTCAGCTGATGTCCATCGTAGTAATCCCTATCTCTTTCCGAATTTTCACGCGCTTCATAGGACGCGTCTTCGGCTTCCTCGAAATATGTCACCAAGTCAGCAACTTCGAGGTCTAGCTCTTTCATCATCTGGCTTTCATAGCGCCTATGACGCTGTTTTTAACAAATGGCGCAGCTTTGCTCATCAAGCCTTTCAAAACAGGCCCACCAACTAAACCGCCAACTTGCAAAGCAGCATTCATGTATTCGCCGTTATTGATATTCTCAGGAATAGACGGATTAAAACCGCCTTGCGTATTAGGCATAGCGCCGACAGCATCCGTTATGTTCCCCATCGGACTTGCTCCGTAAACCTGCATTGCAAGTTCCTTTGCATACTGTGGCGCTATCTTTCGGTAGTTCTCTTCAAGCGCTGCGTTTTGAACGCCCGCCTGTATTGGGTCGCTTGGTTGCCCTAACGGAACTGGCGCAATATCGCTCAGCATCTCTTGCCGTCTTGGCTGTATCGATGCGAGGGTTATCAACCTATCCATTAAACGGCTTTCCAATCATAGTCGTCATCATCGTTAGGACGCTGGCCATAATCTCTAAATACAGGCTCTTTTGGCTTTGGAGGCGGCGCGGGAGGCACCATCTTGTCAAGCAGCTGGCCAACTAGGCCCAATGCGTCAACCGCATCATCGTGAACGCCAGCAGGAAACGACACCAACTCGTTGATAAAATCAGTCAACCACGGCGCATTACGAGGAACGCGCAACCCTTGCATCGCCATTCGACCGCGAATTGACTGACTTCTCACAGCCTTGTCGCCGCGAGTTGGGAACATCTCTCTAACCGTGAATGCGCTTCGCTCAATTGCTCTGCGTTCTAAGAACGGGCCAACGCCTGAACGTATTTGCCCTTGTTCTTCAGCCCAGCCAAAAGGGCGCCATTTCAAAACAAGGTCGCAATAACTCTCAATCCAAACATCAGGTGATGTCTGTTGGCGCCACAAATCGACAAGATACAGGTTGTTCTCTTTGTCCAAACCAACAACAGCGTGAACGGTATAGTCGCCGCCCTCGCTTGTTACAGCGTAGTCAGAACCTCCATAGCAGCGCAGCTCTTCCTTTGGTGGAAGGTTATCAACTGCATGTATCCAGTCGCGCTTAAATAGGTTGCCCTCTTCAGCTACCGGGTTTTGCTGATAAAGGCTGTTCCAAACTTGGGGGTCGCGCTTTGCATCGGCGCGCATCTCATCAGTAAACCAATCAGGCCACAGAGGCTCACCAATTCGACGATTAAGAGGGTCATCGGGTGAAGTCGCTTCCATTGGGAGCGAGACGACACGCCATCTGTCCCCTTCCTCAGCCAAAATCCGTCCGGCAAGGTCATCAAGGTGCCATCTAGTCTGGATTAAAATCAGCTTTGCATTCGGCTTTAAGCGCGTTGCTAAATCGTATTTCAGCCAGTCCCACGCCTTATCGCGTATCAACTTGCTGTCTGCGTCTTCACGCGAACGAACAGGGTCATCGATAAGCGCTAAATCAGCTCTGCGGCCCGTTATAGAACCGCCTACGCCCGCCGCGTAGTATTCCCCGCCTTTATCCGTGTCCCATCGTCCAGCAGCCGCGCTAGCCCCGCTGACGCCTACGCCAAGTGTATTCCTATGCTCGCCAACCAAACTGCGCACCTTGCGGCCAAATCGTTCCGCAAGTTCAGCTGTGTGCGATGCTGCAATGATGGAAGCGGATGGATACTGCGCAAGGAACCAAGGGGGGAACAACATTGACGCATACGTTGACTTCGCTGAGCCCGGCGGAAGGAATAACGCCAGTCTTCGCGTGTCACCTCTCGCAACCGCTTCCAATTCTTTGATGATAATCTTGTGATGCGCAGCAGGCTCAAACCCGCAAAACCTAGACCATTCAGTGAGAGAGGCCCGAATACTCCGTCTCTTCAGAACTGTTTGCGCTGCTAGCTGCGGCGATACTGAGTAGCTCTGCGTCTGAGAGGGCTGAAACATCTTTCTCGATTTTGGCTGTCATATCGACTGCGTTAAGCCTTGCGTGAACAAAAGGCGCCGCTGACTTAGCAGCTTCCATCTTCTCCATTTTGTTCGCTTCAGGGTCGCGTAAAACGCTAAGCATGTATTCCAAAGGCGTAATCCCATCAGATACGGCCTTCGCTATAATCTCTTGTGATTTCCGGTTTAACGAGCCTTTTTTCCTACCGGAATTAGGTCTTGGCCCACCATGTTGTGCCATTTTGATACATCTTGGTTTATTTCAAAACGTAACTAGCTGTGACAGCTAGAACAATTATCGTTACTGCCAAACAATCTGTCCTTCTCCAAGGTCAGCTAGCATAACCTCTAACATCGCTTTTGAACGCGGCGTTATTTCCGGTAACGCTAGAAAACGCTTTGC